TGATTTTTATTAATATTATAATTTAAAATTTTAAAATCCTTCAATGGATCTTTCGAGTTAACAACATTTGGTGCAAATCTATATGTTTGTTCATAGGGTGCTTGCTCTATTAAACTATCAATTGATCTAAAATTAAATCCATCTTTTGTTTCAAAGAAAAGAAATCCTGCAGATCCATCTTTAGGTTGATTTTCAGTTCCACCAGATACTGATTTTGATGCCAACCAAGTTATAATTGGAAATGGTTTTTTCAAATTTCCTATAAATCCATAAGAATTTTGAGTTTCCTCTATAGTGTTTATCTTATCTGTAGTTAAGTATCTCTTATCAGTTAGAATGTCTCTAACTGATTGTGATATTGATTGTCCTGTTGAAAATTTTTTACCTACTCTAACTGTTTCATTTGTTATTGCTTCTTTTGAAACTAAATTAAGAACAAAAGATTCACGTTCTCCATCATCCATAACATTAATAACTGCTGAGACATAAAAATATTTACTGGGTTTATCAGCAAAATCCAATCCTTTATTTGTTGGTGAATTACCAGCAATTTTTATCAATAATCTCTCACCACCTCTAATGGGTAGACCATTATATAATGATTGTAATTTTCCATCACTCTCAATAGTTGAACCTGTATTAGTGACAATACATCTTGCAGTTAAATATGGTGAGAATATATTTTCATAATAAAAAAATGCATTCACACCCTCTGATATATCAACAGTTTTAGATCCATCTGCTGATTCTATAATAAATTTTTCATATATTGAGGCACTTACTGACATTAGACGTTTAAAATAAGAGAATGAATTTTTTGCATTGTGTCTTTACTATCATTATTATTTAACGATGCTGTCAAAGATGATAGTCCACGATCATCAAAATCTACTTGTGTAGTGCCAGTACCTCCACCTACTGCAACCTCTTTAACAATTACAGTTGTTGAGTTTTCATTTTTTGATGTTCTTAAATTATTTCTTGAAATTGTAATGGGTTTAATATTATTATTATTTTGTTTAGCAACAATAGAATTACTATCTGTATTCATATCTTCTTCACCTAAATTAAGACCCGCTGATATGGGTTTAAATATTAAATTTTCCTCATTTTGAACATCACTTGATGTGCCAGCAATATTTGATGCATTACCACCCATAGTGCCTGAACCTGACATTGCACTCTTTCCCTCTTTTATTTTAGCATCAACTTCTTTTTCAACATCTTTATCCTTTGATTTTTGATCATCTATCAATTCTACAGCTTTATCAATTGATGAGTTTAATTCATTAAATTCATTTTCATCCTCATCTACTTCTCCAACATTAAGTCCAACAGTGCCAACTGGATCAAATCTTTCATCACCTTCTTTTAAACCTAATTCTTTATCTAATTCAGTTTCCTCAGCCTTTGCAGGTTCTCCACTAAATGTTCTAGCAATTGCACCAAACACCCCACCTTTGTCAACATTAACTCCAAATAATTTTGTTTGAGAATCATTATTTTCTTCTTTCTTATCTTCTTCTTGTGATTGTCCTGTTGTCGCTTCTTTGTATATATTTTCGATCTCACTACCATAATTTATTTCTAAAGTTGATTTGTCTACATCACTTGTAAGAATACTATCCATTACTCCCTTAACATATGCTACTGTCCCCTGCCTTAATTCTTTATCAACCAAAACAACAGCTTCATTAGCCTTTTCTACATCTTTTTCAAATTCATTCTTAAATGATATAAAATCAAATTTTGGTAGTCCGTCTAATGCTGTTTTAATACCATCAGTTATTCCAGTAAAGAAATCTTTTATACCGTCAACAAATCCAGTTAATAATGCAGTAAATTTTTTGACACGATTTATAAGACTTGTAAATGCATCTAATATTTTAGGTAATGTTGTAACAAACCACCCTATTAATACTACACCAAAAAAGTCTAATATTCTACCTAAAAATCCTTTCGTACTTCTTGTAATAAGATTACCTTCTTTCTTCACTACACCACTTACGCTTGAAGATTCTAATTCATCTTCTCTATTTTTTCTCCTTATATTTTCTCTTCTCTTTCTAAAATATTCATTATCTTTTGCTGTTTTTCTTGATTTAAATAAATTAGTCGCTCTTGTTTGAGTTACAAGATTTCTAGCAAGTATATTAGTTCTACTTAAACCCTTTGAAAAATTTGTTGTAGAAGATCTTATCGAATTAATACTAATCGATGACTTTAATAATGAATTTCTTTTTCTTTGTGTTTCTGACATTATACAGTACTCACATTAAACATATTTTCAGTTATGGATGGAAAGACATTTGCATAATCTGATGAGGAAAAAGTAGGAACTTTATTCGCTCCAGTTTTCGATGAACCAGTATCAGCAATTGCATCACTACCTGAAGGTGATAGAGGAATATTTACAAAATTTATGTTTTCATTTAATGCTAATTTTTGTTCAATATTCTCATTTTTTTTAAATGGAACTATTGCTTGGTCGCTTGATAAGTTTAAACTAACATTATCAACAGGTTTATAAATTTCTTTCCCATCTCCAGTGCTCTCTTCTAATGTTGTGGTAGGTGCACCATCTTGATTATTAGGTTCTACAACTGGATTATCAAGTTTTGGTTTAGCACCAGTGGCTTTATTCATTAAACCACCAGTAATATTAGCAGCACCCTCATCAATATCAAACTGAGTTATACCAAAAGCACCTGCTAATCCACCAAGTACACCACCAATAGCTGCTCCTGTCGCTAATCCAGGCGGACCTCCAAAAAACACACCTATTCCAGCACCTATTTTTGCACCAAGAAAAGCACCAGCTTTCATTCCAGCAGCGTATGTTGCAACTTTTGTACCAGTTCTAGTAAATGCTTCTAAAAGTGCTTGTACATTACTATTACCTCTGTTCTTTGAATCTGCAAAATCAAAAAATCCCTCTACAACATAAAGTACTCTATTAAATGTATTTAAAAATTTTCCAAGAAATCTACCAGTACCCCTAAAACCTTTTGCAACTGGTCCTAATTCTTTTCCTCTACTTGCAATGCTTGCAACTGTTTTAGCGTCAAACATTTCTTTAGTAACAATTGGTCTACCTAATATTTTTCTTCCAATATTCAATACTTTTCTTGTTTGATTACCTAAAAAGTTACCCATTATAGTGAGTACACCAGCACCCTGTAATGATGTATTCAAAACTTTACTTTCTCTCGCAGCCTTGGCAACCTGTTGTGGATTTTGAACCACTTTTTGAAAAGCACCACCTAAACCTAATAATAATAAATTTTTAAATTTTAGAAGATTTACACCTATAAAATTAAAAAGAGCTTGGAAGGGTCTTATTAATATTCCTCTAACTCCTAAATTTAATAATGCTGCACCTAAATTTTTTGTTGCACCTAATAATTTAGTTAATCCTACAGTAAGAAGTGTTGTAAGACCACCCATTACTATTAAATTTCCGATTAGTTGATCTTTAAATTTTTTAAGACCTTCTACATTCCCTTCAGAGGTCAATCTAAAAAATGTCAAAGTCTGGTCAATCAACCAACCACCTGCTAAAAATAAAAGTGAATCCGTTATTCTAGATAAAATTCCTTTTGTAAAGTTAGCAACTTTTCTTACTGGAGTCAATAGAGCAAATTGAATCTTCTTTTCTAGTTGACTCTCTGCTCCTTGTCTTAAACCTTCTTCTGCTAATGTTGCTTCTCTTCTCTCCTTTGCCTGTTGTTGTCTTTTTTCTAATGAATCACTTAGTGCTAAATTTGATTTAATTGCTTCTAATGATTTATTAACACTATTAACTTGTTCTGTTACACTGGTTAATTGGAGAGATACATTTTCAAGTGCTAAAGAATTTTTTGCTATTAAATTTGAGGATATATTATCACCTTGAACTTGATCAGGAGCACGACGACCACCAAAAATACTAGAAGATATATTTCTTCTAATACCTCTCAATCCTCCTGCGATTGGCGATCCTAATGCTTGTTGTTCCTCATCCATTTTGTTGTTGTGCTTTTAGATTTTCCTCTTCAACATATTGTTGTAAAAGTGATACATAAATTTCCCTCTCCCAAGGAATCATATTCTCAAGTTCAGTTAAGCTATATTTATGGTGCTGTATTAAAGAAAAATTTAATTTATAGTATGACGCAAGATCTTCATGTGCCATACTTATCCGAAAAAACTCTGCAGCCCCTCTATTTTAATTTCACTTTCTACTTTTGTATTTGGATTTGATACCTTGACAGAATGAGATAATTTAGGCATTGTTTCAAAAAAGTTTTCAACTTTTTTAAATTGGTTTGAATTCAATGATTCTATAAAATTAGTCAATTCTTTTTTTGTACATTCCTCAGATGCCCAAGACTCTTCTTCAGAGTAAACTTGGTCAATACAGGATGCAATTAAATCAAAAGTATCATCAACATTCATTTCACCCATTGCACCAAAATTATTTTTAATAAACTCAGTAAGAGATGGGTACTTCATTCTTAATGTATAAACATCATCTAATTTTATATCAGTTGAATGATTTTTATCTTTTTGTACCTTAATACTATCAACATTGATAGACATTGGTACTTGAGTTTTATTATCGTCAGGGCAAGTGACCATAACTTCAATTTGTTCACCAACAGATTTTCCACGAATATTTAAGAACAAATATTCAATATCAAACGTTGCAAGTTTTTCAACTTTGATACCTTTTGATAAGATACATTTTGAAATAACGTCTTTGACTGCCCTCGCAATCTGTTTGGAGTCTTGAGATTCCATTGCTAAAATAAGAATCTTCTCTTCCTTAACTAAAAATGGTCTATACTTTATCTTCCTATTCGATGAAGGAAGTGTCAACTCATAAGTTGGAGTTGCTATGGTCGGTAAAGGCATAATAATTACTACACTTCAGTAAAATTATTTATAGGGGTTTTCAAAAGGTTATCTTATATATTGTGCAAATGGTGGTTGTACTTTTCTTGTTGTTTGTGCTCCAGTTCTTACATTTCTTCCCATTTCACCACCAAATGAATATTCTACTCCACGATTTAATAATGGTATTCCATCCATAACTTCATTTAAACCATTAGCATCATTATAATTTATTGTACCATTACTTGTTCTTTTACCTGACCTATTATTCAAATCAAGACCTAATGCTCTAGCAAGAGAAGAGGATTCTCCACAAACATACCTATCAAAACTAAATGATGCTGTTGCTTTTAAAACCTGTGAGTTTTGATATGACACTCTAGTAGAATTTAGAGAGATTGGAAACATACCTACAAATCTATATTCTAAAAATTGAAAATGATTTGCTTCAAATTTTACTATCCTCGTGTCATTTGATTTATATTCTTCAGGATATGCCATTTTAAAATGATATGCATCTCTTACTGGATCTGCATCTGATTGTCCCGCAATATACTCCATCCAGTGTTCCATAAATTTTAGAGATTTATATTCATTATCAACATAAAAATCAATATTGATTTGAGTAAATTGTCTAGTATGTGCAAACTTTTCAACTAATCCTTGATAGTCTCCAGCTGTGTTTAGTGATGCCATTGCACTACCAGGTAATACTGCATCACTACAAAGCAGTCCTATATTATCACTTATAAAACGATCATTTATACCTTTTTGTCTCATAAATCTTCTTAATGGACTTCTTGGCAAAACAAATTTCACCATAAATTTAGATGTCTGAGCTACATTCTGTAACTTAGGCATTATATCTGATATTCCTCTTGGTCTTGGTGCTGGCACTCTAAATACTTCTATAGTATAGTTATTTAGATGGCTTATAGGGGAAAATACTATCC